ATACTATCTCTCCTTTACTCTTCCCCAATATTATCTATAAGTATGCGAAATCTTATAACAATGCTTATGTTGTAATAGAATCAAATGATCAAGGATCGCTTGTGTGTAATGGATTATATTATGAGCTTGAATATGAAAACATGCATGTAAGAAGTGCACTGAAAGCAGATCAACTTGGCGTTGAAATGAATAAAAAGGTTAAGAGAATCGGTTGCTCTGCGTTTAAAGATATTTTAGAAAATAATAAGTTAGAGATACATGATGAACAGACCATTATTGAGATATCCACGTTTGTGTCAAGAGGAGTTTCCTTTGAGGCCTCTACAGGAAATCATGACGACTTGGTGATGAATCTAGTTATGTTTGGATATTTTATAACAGGTCAATATTTTTCTGATATGACAGACATTAATATTAAAGATTTAATGTTTAAACACAAGATGCAACAGATTGAAGATGACATAGTTCCATTTGGATTTGTCGATAATGGTTCGGAAACACTCATTGAATTACCAACTGAGGATAGACCATGGGCTTTAGAGACAGTTGAGCGAGATTTCTGAAGAACGAGTTATTTATAAATAGAATTGAGTGAAAATAAACAACGTATTATGGTATCCTTATAATTAACTCGAGAGGAAGAAGATATGGCATTTTCAGAGTCCCCTGCAATTACCGTTCGAGAAATTGATTTATCAGGCGTAGTGCCTAGTGTAAGCTCCTCGACGGGTGCAATTGTAGGTAATTTCAGCTGGGGTCCAGTTTTGAAGCCGCAAAAAATCGACAATGAGGCAACTCTTGTTGATAAGTTCGGCGCTCCAGACACAATCAATACATTTGATTTCCATAGTGCCGCATACTTTCTTAAATATACGAACGCTCTGCAGGTAGTTCGTGTAATAGACAGTAATGGGGCGAATGCATATAATGGCGGAACAAACCCCGCACCGATCATCAGAGACAGAGATCATTGGGATCTCAGTGATGATGCTCAAGATTCCGATGGAAGAAACTTCATCGCCAAATGGCCAGGAGCATTAGGGAATAGCTTGGAAGTTCAAGTTTGTCCTTTTAGCGCCGGCGATTCTGCATTTACAAATTGGTCACTTAATGACAATTTTGATGCAGCACCAGGAACTTCAGACTATGCTACCGCAAGGAATGCAACGAATGATGAAGTTCATGTGGCGGTTGTTGATAAGGGTGGATCGTTTACTGGAACAAAGGGTCAAGTTCTAGAAACATTCCCATTCCTTTCTATTGCATCGGATGCTAAAACAGCAGACGGAACATCTAATTACATTAAAGATGTACTAAATAACAGATCAGAATATGTATGGCATGCCGGATTTGATTCAGACTACAGCGCGACTGCTGGATCAAGAGCTGCAGCTGGTACGGTTGTCGATTCTGGTGATAACTTTGCGTTGACAACTGGTACGATTAACGCGATTGACAGATATGCTCTTGCTAATGGAGGCAACTCCACAATGGCAACTTCTGGTAGTTTATCAAAATTCTTAGAAGGATATGACAAGTTCAAGGACAAGGATAACATCCAAGTCGATCTAGTCATTGCTCCTAGGGTTACTAGCAGAACAGCATCTACTACTATCGTAAATAATCTTGTATCGATGGCGCAAATTACTAGAAAAGACTGTGTAGTAATTACATCACCTCCTGTATCGGATGTGGTGACTACCACTACACCAGTTGCTAATTCTGTATTGGCTGCTAATACATACACGTCTTCAAGTTACTTAGTTGTTGATAACAACCACTTGAAGATTTATGATAAGTACAATGACCAGTACATCTTCATTCCGGCCGCATCATCTACGGCAGGAATTATGGCTAACACCGACTTTGTTGCGGCACCGTGGTTTTCACCTGCCGGACCAAGAAGAGGACAATATTTAGGTATTACTTCACTTGCGTATACACCAACTAAGTCAGAAAGAGACACACTTTACAAAGCAGGTATCAACCCAGTTGCTAACTTGCCCGGTCAAGGAGTTCTCTTATTTGGTGACAAGACGAAACTTGCAAGACCTTCTGCCTTTGACAGAATCAATGTAAGAAGACTCTTTTTAGTCGTTGAAAGAGCTATAGCATTAGCTGCAAGGAACGTAATGTTCGAATTTAACGATGAATTCACAAGGGCAGAGTTTGTTGGAGTTGTTGAACCTTTCTTGAGAGAGATCAAGGGTAGACGAGGAATCACTGACTTTAGAGTAGTCTGTGATGAAACCAATAATACACCGGCGGTAATTGATCGTAATGAGTTCATTGCGAATATTTTAATCAAACCTGCGAGATCCATCAACTACGTAACACTCAACTTTGTTGCTGTGAGAACTGGAGTTGATTTTGAGGAAATCGCTGGAATCGGATTCTAAGGAGGAGAAAAATGGCAGTTCTAGGAGTTGACGATTTCAAATCTAAGATCCGAGGCGGGGGTGCACGTCCTAATCTATTTAAGTGCACCATCAATTATCCCGGGTATGCAGAAGGTGATGTGGAGCTTACATCGTTTTTATGTAAAGCTGCGCAATTGCCTGCTTCTGTAATCGCACCAATCGCGGTACCTTTCAGAGGTAGAGTCTTGCAGATTGCTGGTGATAGAACATTTGAACCTTGGACAGTAACCATTATTAATGACACTGATTTCGTAATCAGAGACGCAATGGAGCGTTGGATGAATGGAATTGGTGCTCATACTCAAAATACTGGTTTGGTGTCTATGGTTGATTATTCGGCTGACATGTTAGTTGATCAGTTGGATAAGAATGGAAACTCGATTAAGCAGTATAAAATTACTGGCGCGTTTCCTACAAATGTAGCCGCAATCGATCTTTCATATGAAACTAATGACGCAATTGAAGAATTCACAGTAGAATTCCAAGTACAGTATTGGACATCAAATACTACTTCATAAAGTAGTATAAATTCTAATAGGGAGGGGGAAATTACTCCTCCTCCCTTTATAGGATGAAAGAATGGCAGAAGCAGATAAAAGTATTAAGTTATTCGGGTTCGAAATAAAGAAAGCAACGACCGGAAAGAAGTTGCAGTCTATCGTACCGCCTCAGGATGAAGATGGCGCTGGATACGTAACAGCGGCAGGAACTCACTTTGGTCAATATTTAAATTTAGACGGTGATGACACAAAAGATAATCATGCACTAATCATGAAATATCGCGGTGTCGCAGCACATCCTGAAGTCGATGCGGCTATTGAAGACCTAACAAATGAATCAATTGTTCTTTCAGAAAAAGAACAACCAGTAAGCCTCGCGCTTGACAACGTAGATGCTTCTGAAAGCATTAAAAAGAAATTAAGAGAAGAATTCAAAGGTGTAGTTTCTATGCTCCACTTTAACGAGCACGGACACGATATCTTCAGAAATTGGTACATTGATGGTAGATTATACCACCATCTAGTAGTTGATGAAACTAATCTGAAAGCTGGTATTCAAGACATCAGACCAATTGATTCTGCAAAAATCAGAAAAGTCAAACAAGTAAAAAAGAAAAAGGATCCTAAAACACAAGCGGATCTTATTGAAAAGATTGACGAATTTTACATATATCAAGAAAAGCCCGGAACACAGGCACAAGGATTAAAGCTACATCCTGACGCGATAAGCTATGTCACATCAGGATTATTAGACGAAAGTAAAAAGAGAGTAGTCTCTCATTTGCATAAGGCATTAAAGCCTATAAATCAATTGCGAATGATGGAAGACTCCCTCGTAATATATCGTCTTGCCCGCGCGCCAGAGCGCAGAATATTTTATATTGACGTCGGTAACTTGCCAAGAGGTAAGGCTGAACAATATCTAAAAGATATTATGACAAAGTATCGTAACAAATTAGTTTACGATGCTGATACTGGAAATCTTAAAGATGACAGAAAACATATGTCAATGCTTGAAGATTTTTGGTTACCCAGAAGAGAAGGTGGTAGAGGTACAGAAATTTCTACTCTGCCCGGTGGTGAAAATCTAGGACAGATTGAAGATATAATTTATTTTCAAAAGAGATTATATAGATCACTAAATGTCCCACTTAATAGATTGGAACAAGAATCTCCTTCATTCGCTATCGGAAGGTCTACGGAGATTAATAGGGATGAACTCAAGTTTCAGAAGTTTATTGATAGGTTAAGACAGAGGTTTGCACATCTCTTTCTTGGCGTTTTGAAAAAACAATGTATAATGAAAGGATTGATAACTGAAGATGATTGGAACAAATGGAAAAATGATATTTCTGTAGATTTCTTAAGAGATAATCATTTTGCAGAGTTAAAGAATACCGAAATTATGAGAGAAAGATTACAGACTCTCGACACTGTCCGCGATTATGTGGGCGAATACTTTTCAAAAGAATGGGTGATGAAAAATGTATTACAATTTACTGATGAAGATATTAAAACAATGGGAGTCGGATCTGATAGCGGAGACGACGAACAAGATGGCAAAGAAGACGATTCCGAGGAATAAAGATCTCCTAGGTATAAGAACTCCATTTAATAAGTTAATACATATGTATGATAATGTTTTGTCTGAAGCTACACGAATTGACAAACAACAACACGTTAATGAAGTTAGAACAAGTCTAGGTAATCTTACTAAAAAAATACAAAATTGGGAAAAACAGTACTATGGATACGAACGATAAATGTAAATGCGGAAAAGAGGGATGTGACGGTGTAAACTGCCAGTGTGGAACTGAATGTGATTGCCATAATGAAGAGTTTAACATTCCAAGCGAAGCAGATGAGCTAAAAGATATTGGTGTAGCACCGGTATAAAACTTGTAAATTATAAATAATAGCAACAAAGGAAAAAGTGATATGAGTATAGAAGATTTGATTCAAAGTGTAAGTGGCAAAAATTTTGCTCAAGCACAAGGTATTTTTGATGGTCTAATGCAGGATAAAATGAATGCTGCTTTAGAGCAAGAAAAGATCAAGCTTGCTGGTCAAACATATAACGGTGATCCAGAAGAAGATGAAGATCTAGAAGATGATGATATAGAGGCTGAAGAGGAAGAACTCGAAGATGAAGAGGAAGCAGACGAAGAGGATGCTTCTGAAGAAGATGATGATCTAGAGGATGAAGACGATGAAGCCGAAGATGAAGAAGTTTAAAGAATTACGGGAAAAGAAATTAAAAGGAAAACCCGGCGGTGAGACTGTTTATAAGAAAAAGGTAAACGGAATCAGTTTAGTAGTAACAAAAGAGGACGGAATGTTTTGTACATACGTTGATGGAGATAAGTTAGACGAATATCCAACTCTTAATACTGCTAGAAAAGCTGGGCAAGAATTTATTAAGGCAGCACAAGGTAAGTAAATGAAACTTATTAGCGAATATACACAGAACGATATTGCCTTCCAATTAGTGGAAGGAGCAAATGGCAAAAAGAACTATGTCATTGAAGGCGTATTCGCACAGGCCGAAAAGAAAAATCGTAACGGAAGAATGTATCCTGCTTCTACTATGAAAAAAGCAGTTGAAAAATACGTTACAGAACAGGTTAAAGGTAATAGGGCCGTGGGAGAATTGAATCACCCAGATGGACCTACCGTTAACCTTGATAAGGTTTCACACAAAATTACTGAGATGAAATTCGAAGGTAATGATGTTGTGGGAAAGGCATCTATACTACCAACTCCAATGGGTAAAATCGTTGAAGGTTTGCTCGACGGGGGTGTTCAATTAGGTGTCTCAACTCGTGGTATGGGTAGCCTCGCGAAGCAAGGCGATACGATGATAGTTCAAGACGACTACATCTTAAACACAGTCGACATCGTCCAAGATCCCTCCGCTCCAAATGCTTTTGTCAATGGTGTTATGGAAGGTGTGGAATGGATATGGGATAACGGTGTACTTGCTCCGAAGGTCATTGAAGGAATAGAGACTGAAATTAAAAAAGCATCGAAGCATAACCTACATGAGGTTCAGGTTCGTGAGTTTAAAAATTTCCTCTCGTTACTCAAACAATCTTTATAGGGAGAATCGTATGTCTGACGATCAAATAATGGATCAAGAAGAAGTCGTATCCCAAGCTGACGAGAACGAAGAACTCGACCTTGAGGAAAAAGCAACTTTTGATCCTGCAAATGCCCCAGCGCAAGCTGTGGCACAAAACGCGAAAGCTGACGATGCTGCTCCAAAGTCAGGTAAACAGCCTGATGACACTGGCGCAAAAGCCGATCCAATGCCTAAGACTAAAGCTGGCATGGTGAATGCTATGTATCAAAAAGTCAACTCCATGAAGAAAGATGTGATTAGTGCCAACTATGGTAAAATCATGTCAGACATGGACAAAATGATGAAGGGCGAAGCTTACGGAAAAACTTCTGGTAAGTCTCACTCAACATCCATGAAAGATGATGTTAACTACGATTTCAACGATGATCTTAATGCTCTAGTTGAAAGCGAAGCAACTCTTTCTGATGACTTTAAAGATAAAGCCGGTATCATTTTTGAAGCCGCTATTCGTTCAAAACTTTCAGACGAAATTCATCGTTTGGAAGAAAACTACCAGTCTGAACTTTCAGAAGCTATTGAAACTCAAAAGAGTGAGATGGTCGAGAAAGTCGACAGCTACCTAAACTATGTCGTTGAGCAGTGGATGGAAGACAACAAAGTCGCTGTCCAAACTGGTCTTAGAACTGAAATTGCTGAGAACTTCATGAACAATCTTAAAGAGCTGTTCACTGAGTCTTACATCGAAGTGCCTGAGACAAAAGTAGACCTAGTTGACGATCTTGCTGATCAGGTTAGTGAGTTGGAAGAAAAACTCAACAAGCAAACTGAACAAGCAATCGCAACCTCTGAGGAGCTAGAAACTTACAAGCGTGACTCGATTATTCGTGAAGCGTCCAAAGATTTAGCAGAAACTCAGATTGAAAAGCTTAAAAAGCTCGTAGATGATATTGATTTCGAAGACACTGAAACTTTTGCACAGAAAGTTGCTACTGTCAAAGAATCATACTTTAAATCCGACAAGCCTGAATCAGAAGTCGCAGTCGTTGAAGCAGCATCAGATGAATCTGGTGATATGCCTGAAGTACACGGCGATGCAATGAGCTCATACTTGTCAGCAATTAGAAAATCTGCTAAATAGAGGAGGCCCTTATGCAGACTTATGACAAACTCGTCGAAAAATGGGCACCAGTTCTTAATGAAGAATCTGCTGGTCCTATCAAAGACGCTCATAGAAAAGCAGTAACTGCTGCTATCTTGGAAAACCAAGAAAGAGCTTTCGCTGAAGAGCGTGAGCAAACTGCCGGATTCATTCACGAGAATGCGGCTGCACCTTCAAACAGCACCGCTTCTTTCGGAAAGTGGGACCCAGTCCTTATCTCTCTCGTAAGAAGAGCTATGCCAAACTTGATGGCATATGATGTTTGCGGTGTTCAACCAATGACTGGTCCTACTGGTCTTATCTTTGCTATGAAAGCAAGATACGGTAAAGGCGCAACTGGAAGCCGTGAAGCTCTCTTTAACGAAGCTGAAACTAAGTTCTCTGGAGATTCCAGTGGAACTCACGATTCGGATAACGCTTCCGGTCTTAACGTTACCAACGCTAACAGCCCTAATACAATCGATTCCGATCGTTTGACCAACATTATGGCTGGCGGAATGCCAACAGATGACGCTGAAGCTCTTGGAGCATCAGGCGGATCATCTTTCCGTGAAATGGGATTCACCATTGAGAAGCAAACTGTGACTGCAAAGTCAAGAGCTCTCAAAGCT